TGTGTTTTCGTTTCATCTAGTGTGTATCCGCTAGGACCAGTACCATCCAGTTTATCTACATTCCAGTTAGCCTGTGTCACATACCGTGCGTCACTTGCACTGCCGCTTGTTGATGTACGAATTACAAAACGTAAATCTGTTTCATTCTGTTCAAAGTACACACCATCATTAGCACCAAAGTATCCTACACGTTGGCGTAGATTAGCCTGTGATTCAGCCATTGCAAAGGTAGCAAGGGTAAGTAGTGACTTCCCCGGTTGGTATGGAAATACACGTTTTGTTTGCCTTATGACTTCACCAGTAGCAGTACCTACCGTCATAGAGTTACTACTTTCGTTAGGTAAATGAGCAAATGCCCCACTTCCTGTTGAACTGGTATCAAACTGTGGGTCAGCTTGAAAACGGTTCTGGCTATCAAACAAAGTGTATGGTTGACTTATACGCAGTCTACCAAACGCATCAACTGTATGGTCAGCAAATGCAACATCATTACCAATAGTACCAAATATTACCTTACTTGGATATGAGGTGATGGACATGTTAGCTTACTTTTCTATAACGACGTACTTTTTTAGCTATCTTCTTCGGCTGTTTAGCCACCTGCTTGCCAGCGCGTGTAGCTGTTCGCTTGGCACGAGTCGTAGCCGCGTACTCCTTCGAACTAAGGGCTTTAATTGCCTTTTCTGGAAGATAGCGTTCGCCCGTCGCTTTCGGGCCTTGTGTAGACGGCTTGCCACTCTTTGTGCGCCACTTTTGTTTGGTCCATGCACGAAGGCTCCTTTGTGGTTTTTTAATAGCCATTAACTTTCGCTATCCAAGACATCAAGTGCTTCCAAGCGGCTGTTAGCAGTTTCCCACATTTGGACCGCTTTATCCATTTCTTCAAGCAAATTCGGATGTTCACCCACAGCAACAGGGTTTGTCGCGTAATTTTTGTAAATAAAGAGTGCATTCTTTTTCTGGGCCTCGTATTTATATCTTAAAGCGTCAAAAGCAAGTCGTTTCATTTCGTACCCCTCAAACAGCATTATACACTCTTTTTTCTAATTTGGCAAGACTTATTTATTGACAGCAAGCCAAAGAATAAACGAAATAAACGAAACGACTACCGCACCAAACAGAATGATTGCGATAATTTCAAGAAACTTACGACGACGTTCGCGCTGGCGATACAAAGTTTCCTGCCGCTGTTTGCGGATGTCGGCTTCCATACGGATGAGTTCGTCCCATTTGGACTGGCCCATCGTGTATTGTATCCACGTCTTTAGTTCGTCTCGCTGCTTTTCCGCTTTGGTTTTTGCAGCAAAGGCTTCCATAGCCTCTTGTTCGACGGACGAACCTGCAAACAGCTTTTTAAAGATAGGCGGGTTCTTTGCTTCTTTTTCTGCCTGTTCCAAATCGGACAGGGCACCCATCCATCGGCCCAAGTCGCTGGCCATCTGTTCGATGTCACGACCTACCTGAAAACCTTTTTTTATTGTGTTAAAAGCCGCCGAAGCGGTTGCCATTGCGGTAATCGGGTCCATCAGTATACTCTTACGTTGTCGGTGTTGATGTATTTAGGTACGCAGTATGCCGTGACCCTATCTTTGGGGTCGATGAAATCTTTGTATTGAAAGTTTCCGTATCTTTGGGTTATCCTTTTTGCAAAGTAATTACAGCGGTCAATGTTCCAAAAGTACATGTCCTGACTGGCTGGTCTTCTAAAATCTCCCGTTCCAAGATAGACCAGAAGTAAAAATACGTGTTCCATTAATCACGGTATCCGCCCCCTGCGGCTTTGTATTCGCGGGCTAACATCTGCGCTTTGCGGGCTGACCACTGTCCGGCTTTTCCGCCCTTGCTTCCGGCTTTAATCTTTTCGAACAGTCGCTTTCTCAGTGCGGGCTTAGTATAGTTGCCAGCCTCATTAACTCTACTTTTGCTCTTCGTTTTACGCTTCGACGATTTGCCAGCTTTTCCAACGCTGCCGCCTTTCGCTTTCTTTTCAACACCCGTGATTTTGCCAGCATTTGCTGTTGCGTAGAAGACTTGTTCACCTTTACGGCCCCCGTAGGTTCGCTTCATTGAAGACATGATTTCTTGGCCCTTTTTAGTCAAAGGCATCTTAGAACTCTCCTGTTTTCATTGCATCCGAAAGCTTTTTAGCCCGTCCACCTACTTGACGTGCCCATCTCGAATCCATCATCTCAAAGCTTGCGGCTTCAAAGTCTCCGCTGTGGATTGCGTTCCACATGTTTTTGAATTTGCAAAGGCGTGGCACACCCATATTGAAGGCCATGTCCATCAAAACCAGTTGGCGAACCGCAGACAACTCCTCAACACAAGGATGTACTCGTGCCAGTTCGTTTTCTACAATCTTGATGTCATTCAAGGCTAAATATCTTGCATCCGCTTCTGTGATACCGTGTTCGTAAACAACAGCCATAGAAGGAATGTCCATGTAATCCAGTTCTTCTTTACTGATTCCCCTGTCCTTTAAATTACGCCCGATACCAATAGTGTCGATGCCAAGAGAATCTTCGTACACGGTAAGAACCATGCCTTCGTGTTCAATAAGTTTGTCTAGAAAATGTGATTCGTTGTATTTCATTTTTTATTTTCTCCGCCCATCCAGATACCAAACGCACCGGTCATGGCACCCATTACAACGCTTACAAAGGCGGATTGTGACGCTGTTGGGGCGTCCAAGTTCATAAACCACTCTGCACAACGCCAACTCATCAGAGTCATTGTCAGCATCATCAGTCGAGGTAGTATCTTCCATTGAAGGAGTCTTTCCATCGTGACTTCAGCCATTTTTATTTCTTTCCAAAGAATTTTGTCGCGCTGCGGACTCCAAAGCTTGCAGCAACAATAACGCCCAAGCTGTACTGGTACCATTCAGGCATTTGCTCCAGTTGTTGAAATCCGTGGGATACGACATCTTCCATTCCGGGGATGAACGCGAGAATCAACGGTACTGAAAACAAAATAACCAGCCACTCATCTTTCCACGAGTTCTGGCTACCTTTTATTGCCTCTAAGTCCCAGTCGATTTCGCCGGTTGCTTTCTTTTCCATTATGATTGCTTCGGCTTTTGCTTTGGCAACCTTCGCACCTGTTTCAGCTTTTGTCTTTTCGACTTTGCCTTCTAGCCAAGTGCCAGCTAGTTGTGTAATCGGACCTACAAGTAGATTTAGCATTTCCACCTCTTCCGTGCTTGTCTAAGACGGCTGTTCGGGTCTTTTGCTGCTTTGGGAAACTTTTTCATTTGTCCAGCAGAACGGGCACAAAAAGATTTGCGACGCTTGGCATCTTTGCTTCCCGCCTTTACTTTCCCCGTGACTGCTGTCTTTAGTTTGCTACCGGGGTTCTTTTTTCTGTACTCTTTCACACCTTTTGCAGTCATTCCTGCGCCAGACTTGGTAGGGCGGTAGTTCGCACCCTTTCCTGTCGTGGTTCTTTTAATGGGTGTTTCTTTTTTGCGTGGCATAGTGGGTTTATCCCCGCAGGTGGTTCCTGCTTATATCACAAAATTAAAAGGGTGTCAAGGGGGCACGTGGCCCCCCTGACGTTTTAATTAGGCAGAGGTGAACGATGAAATCGCAGTCTCGCCTGAACCCATGTCGCAGATAACTGCAAACACACGGGCTTTACCGTCGAACGTGGCAGTGTCAACTGTCAGGTCAATGGTGTCAGCAGCAGTGTACAGCTTCATTGTACCTGCAGCGTTGTTGATTTCGTGACCAACAGCCGTGGCAGGAAGAGCCGAAACATACAGGTCATCATCAGAGTCGCCCATGTCCAACACACAACCAGCGTTAGCTGTTACAGTTACAACTTCCACACCAGCGGCAACCACCAGCGTGTTAGCTGGAATTGTCAAAGCTTGGAAAGTATCTGCAGTGGTCAGATTGGTTGTTGAGAAGTCAGCCATAACTTCAATGACTTGAAGCTTGCGGCCAACAGGGACGCCAGCAACGGCGTTAGTTACACTAAGAGTAGCCATTATCTAGTCCTCCCTATTACACGTTTACAACAGCGCGAACGATGGCTTCTGGACGCAGAACCTTACGGCCAAATACGTGCAGACCACGAACGATGTCGCTGAATGTTTCGGTTGAACGAACAACTTCTGTCTTTGCAATGTGCGAAGCAGTAGCAGTCGCTGACATGTGACCAGCCAGAACAACTTCTTCTGAGCCGTCAGTTGCCAGACCAGACAGTGTTACTTGGTCTGTGCCGCCGTTAGAAACGAGAGCAGTTGACTTGTAGCACTGGAAGCCAGCAATGTTGCCCAGAGAAACAAGGCCGTTACGCAGCGGAGAAGTTGCATCGCCAGTTACCTGAACTTCTGCGAACTTTGCACCTGCTGAGAACAACTGCTTGTACCAAGCTGGGGGAGCAACGAACCAACGGTTCTCTTCTGGAACCGACTGCTCGTCGAGGGCAGCAGCCATTGCCAACATGGTGTTGACAGCAATGTCGCCCGTGGTAACAGCAAGAGCCGAACCCAAAGTTCCGATACCGGAGATTTGAGCAGTAGGAGCACCTGACTCACCGGTCAGACCTGCACCTGAAGCCATAGCTGTCAGGATGTTGGCGTCGTACTTACGCTTCAGCGAGTATGCACCCGAAGAAGTGGCAAGAGCCTCGAAGTTGACGTGAGAGTGACGCTCTTCGATGTCGTCAATCTTAAACGCAAAAGCGTTTGCTTGGTCAACAACCATAGTTGTCTGGTCGTCAGCGAGGTCTTGTGGGTTTACCACAGAACCACGTGAGTAGCTAGACACGGTGATTGTTGGTTCTTTGATGATACGTACTGTATCGCCGTAGTTCTCGATTTCGCCCGCGTAGTCGGTGTTCGTGATGTCTTCAGCAACCGAAGCGCGACGGAAGAATTTGAGAACCTTTTGGCTGAAAATTTCCGGTGTAAAGTTACCGGAAGGCAGGTTGTTGTAACCTGATGCGCTATCAAAAGCCATTGGTCTATTCCTTCCTCTGTTTGAGGTTTAAGAGTTGAAGTCGATTCGGCCTTCACTCCGTGCCGCGTCGATTTCGCTTTCCAGCTTTTCGAACTGCCACGGTTTGAGTTTGCCGATTTCAGAAGCTTTCCAAATCTTTTTATCGCCTGTTGCGTCTGTCCGCACTTCCCGAACCGGGGTTTTTGTAACGGCTTCTGCAGCAGAGGCAGATTTGGTTTTCTTCTTGGTTAAGCCTGTGTCGGCTTTGTAGAGGTCTACGACCCGTGCCGCCCATCTGGCATCTTTGTTGTTTTTGTAGATACCATCTGAGATTGATGTAGGTTGTTCTTCGAGCCAAGCAAGAAACTTTTCATCTGCTTTAATCTCGTTGAAATCGGGCTGGAGCCGGAGCAGTTCCTCGTAGGCTTTCTGCTTTTCCAGTTCTTGTTCCCGCTCTTTGATGGAACCAAGTTCCTCGCGGAGTTTTGCAACCTGTGTTTCGGTTTGCATACTTGATACGGTCTGCACTACCTCGAACACGTCGGGATAACGCTCTTTGAACTCTTCCAGTTCTTCGAGGGTCTTCGGAGGAGTAACACCGCGAGGCATTTCTGCAGCCCGCTCTGTCATTGTCTTTCGAAGAGTTTCGATTTCACCTTTGAACTCGTTGACCTTTTCGTCGTAGTGACGTTTCAAGTCATCATACCGTTTTTTGTAATCGTGACTGTCCTCTTTTTTGGACTCTACGAAACTGTCGTTTGCTTCGTTTTGCGGAGTAGCCTCGTTTTGGGGGTCCGCCTCTTGGGCTTCTACAGTTTCTTCCGCGTCGTCGTCTTCGTCTTTGTAGACTTCTTCACGGTATTTTCCACGATACAGCGACTCATTGTTTACTGTTCCGAACGAGTCGTTAGCTTTGTTGGCACGGTGGCCTCTTGCTTTTGCCATTTGATTTACCTCACTTGCGGGGCCACTTGGCTGTGGGTAGCCGCTCCGGTTGTGTCGGGGCCGTCATTACGGGTAGCCGACTAATTCTTGTTATTAAATCCAAATAACTCTTTAAATTTTTGTACGTATGTTTTTTTGGGCTTCTTTACTTCGGGTACAAAATCAAAGTGTCGTTCAAGAATTTTTCTTGCTTCATCAGAATTTTTAAGCCACATATTCTCATACATTTTGTAAACTGGAGTACCCTTTTCTTCAAAGTATCTAGCACCCTTACCGCTGGTGAACATAGAAGCAGCATTACGAACGGGGTCAGTCAACGAAAATTTAGTGTGGGGTAGTTTATTGCGTTCGCGAACAACTTCATCCCCTATACGCATCATGTACTCTTCTGTGTCGTAGCCAAATTTACCAAATTTTCCGCCTGTAACTTCATTCTTGTACTTTTCTATAAATCTCATACCAACATGACCTAACTCGTGAGCAAGGACTCTCATGTCAGTGTCGGTGTGAGGCTCTTCACGAGTACGACGAAAACCTTCTTCAGTCTGTACCGTTCGAGCGTTGGGGCCAGCGTAGTAAAACACGTACCCTTTTTCTTCGTCAATTGGACGGTCTGTGCGTTCTGATAAAGGTATTGTCTCTTTTAAACTCCTTGCTGAGTCTCCTTCTGGACCT